GGTCTTATAGTTCCATACGTTCCTGTTGCCATTATTTAAACTCTTTTTAATAAATATCAATTTTATATTTTTATTCGGTTGTGTTTATAGTAAAAAATCCATAACCATATTTTTCAAGGTCCCCAACATTATCAATCTCACCAAGTCTCATTATACTTTCAAGACCCGATTGTTTACCTCGTTCAACAAACACATCGGAAGCCACTTGCGGTTCATCAATTACATTTAACAACACCTCATCTTTGGTCACCGCAGAAATAACTAACATATCTCTTGTAAATCCCGTTGCAATAAAAACGGTTGTACCATCAAAATAATCATAATAAGTAATATCATTAATTGTATATGATGTGTATAAACCATCTGATGATGGACCCCAAAAAGTTCCAATAGTTTCAGTATTTGCGGTTATTTGAATACCTTTCTTATATTTTCCTGCAAATAAATTAGGATTATATTTGCTACCATAAACCTCTAAATCATTAAGTGTTGATTTGGTATATCCCGAAACAGTCACAGGTATTGTTGTGTAATTGGTAACCGCTTGAATGTCATTACTTGATATTGAATCACCACTAAAAATATAATCATAGTTTAATGGTGTTCCTGACCAACTACCCCCTGAAGCATAAAAATACGCAGTTCCTTTAGGATTAGGGATTGTTGTTCCTGTAAATGGAACTTCCACATTTTTAGTAACCAAATTAACACCCCATGGGCTCATACCTGACATTGAAATTGTAAATGTTCCATTTTCAGTATATGTGTGAGTATAGGTGTTAGGTGAAACATTATTAACTGTCTCAGTCGGTGAACCATCACCCCAATCAATTTTATAATTAGAAAACGATAGATATTTTTTAAATTCCGTATCAGATGTATTATAAAAATTAACAAGATATGGGTTAGTTGTCGTTGCGGAAAAGACAAAATTAGTCATTGTTTCTTGTTGGATAATAGCACCATCAAAAACTGAATAATATCCAAAGTCGACAGTATTTTGAGTTATAAATATTGGTATTGTTAGATTTAATAGTGAATCACCTGTTGTTCCTCCTGACAAGATTTGCGTCATTGAGGAATATACGTGAGTTTGCCCTGTAAAAAATCTTGTTACCGCACTTGTGTAAATATCACAACAATACACATACTCAGCATTTGTCGTATCACTATCACCTGTGTAATTTACTAAAAAGATGTCATTTTTAACAACTTCAGGTGAGATTCTATAATGAAATATTCTATCGTCCATAATTATTGGTTAATATATTCATACCATTTTATTGCACTTGAAGTACCAACCCTTTGATTATTTATGTCATAAATAGAATATGTGTATTTATTATAATCAAGCTCAACTCTATAATAAAAATATTTATTCGTATCAAACAAAAACTTACTAGTTAAACTTGATTGTGGGGTATTCATCATTCTCATAAACCCACCAACTCTAGCATTAAAAAACTTAGCCGACATATAAAAAGTTTTGATATCTATTGTTTCTTTTTTTCTAATCCAATACATAAAAAAACCTTCTTTATCACCAACATAATCAAGTTTAAACACAGGTGTTCTAATGTCAACATCAGGAATATAAGGCGATATTGAAACCTTCTCAGTAAACCCTTGTTGGACCGGTATTATTATTGTAAAATAAATCACCTGAGTCGCAACCTCATTAGTGTCATAAAAATCAAGTTTAAAAAATGACTTTGAGAATGGGTTATCATAATAATAAATTTGTTCACTATTAAACCCTTCATTAAGATATGTAGGAGCCCAACTAGTTGGTCCTGCATTTAAAATATCAACACCTGTTGCCTGAGTATTATCAAAAAAATTAAATTCGTAATTAACATCAGTTCTCATATTAGCAAATTCTTCGTGAGAAAATCTCAATATTTCAAAATCTCTCGGTGTTCCAATAATCTCCTCAATAACACTTTTCTCGTATATTTCAATACTATCATCTTTACCCATGAAATCCCATTTAATTTCTATCGGTATATTAATATACCCGTCATTTTCAGGTATCGGAAATCTATATTTATTCACAGTCGTCAGTTAATGGGTCATTTATTATGTTATCACTAACAAAGTTTGTACCTTCAGGTATTATCCTAAATACAAAGTTTTTATATGGATAATGTTTACCATTGATAAATGGGTAATCAACACCCCTATTATTTTGGTCTAAATAACCATACGTATATATATCCCTCCAAAGAAATGTGTTATTACTTGTCGAGAAGTAAGCATAATCAGGAACACCAACCATATTACTAGCATTCCCATCTTCAGTATAATCTGAATAAACTCTTAATGTCATTTTATGATTTGGTTGATAATAATAACCCATTTGATTTAGATTGGTTTCATTCTTACCAACTCTAATATCAAAATAAGTTTCATTAAATGTTAATTTGTGATATAAAGTCGATAAAGTTCTTTCAATCTGTTCATAATCATTCCATTCACATAAATCCCCATCAATTATTTGACCTTCAGGTAATGTTTTAACGTAATAAAACTGACTACCTAACGTATTTAATGGTGTCGTATAATTAGCCATCGGAAAACCCGTATTTGAATTACTATTTGTTCTATCCCACCAAATATTTGGTTTGTCTCTAACTAATTGTAAATTAAAATCATACCCTTGTTTTAATTGACCATTACTACCAAACATCCACCCAAAATACCCTTTCCATATAACAGAAAAATAAACCTCACTAATTGGTCTTTTTTGATTATCAAGTATACCATTGAAATCAAAATCTTTATTAAATGTTACCGTATATGATTGTGAACCTTCCTTTACCGTTACTTTAGCCTTTTTGTCCGGTGTAAAACCACTACCTTCAAACTTTCTAGTTTGCCCAAAAACATTTTGTTCAAATCCAGATTTGTTTAACACACTATCATTTTCAGATGAGATAATTTTTAATTGTTTTACGTAATATTCCGATGTTGTATCTTGCGGATTATTAATGTCTAATACTCTTTTGAAAGTTCCATTAACGTTATCATTATAAGTATTACCCTCAAACCCATAATTAAATATATTGAATATATAATACTCACTATTAACTCTCCCATCACCTAACGAATACACTTCAAAATACTTATTCCCTTTATAAGGAATACTTAACTCAACATACTCACCCTCAGTTAATCCGTGTTTAACAGGACATCTAAAACTCACTAAATTATTACCTGTATCCACCACATTAGTAATAATAAATGGAATACCAGCACCTGAAACCCAATTATATACGTTAGGTGATTGTGAATCAGCATAATTTAATTGTTTTGTGTAGTTATTCGAATATGGATATGATAAGTAAAAATTCCAATTATACGAACTAGCACTTTGACTAATAAATGTTACGTGATTATTCGGGGGGACCGTATATCCCGGTACATTATAATCATTTCTAATAAACTCAAATTCATTATATTGTGGAAACCCATACCAAGATACATTTTGAGCACCCTCAGCACATTGTCTTTTCGCTAATTCTTTAGCATTAACATAGTATAAATTATTTTCAAATGGTTCATAATTAGTTTTTCCTGTATATGCGTTTTTAAAGATAATTGAAAATTTAGCGGTAGGTCTAAAAACTGTTGATTTTTGTCTTTCATCATCAAACGCTTGAGCCAAACTAAGAGTAACCGACCTATCATACTCGACAATCTCTTTAACATTTTGTACAAATGGCACCTGAAGTGCAAATGATGTTTCAGGTGCTGATTTATATCTTAATGTTCCTAATACTACTCTTATTTCTTTATTATTTCCCATACTAATCTGTTATAATTTCACCCTCAATCCATTTTTTATAAAACTTATCAAAAGCACTTTTACCTTGATTTAACCCAAAATAAAAGTAGAATGGTGCTCCCGTATTTATAACTCTTTCAAATCTTATATCAGTATCCGATGTTGGTGATGGAACATCGTTAAAATCCCAATAAGCAATACTACCATCTTGTTCTTCATTAGAGTCTACTGAATAAATATTCCCTCTAAAATATTTTGTTTTAGTACTACCTTTAGTTCTAAAGTATCTCGACTTTTTAGATAACCTATCAAGAGTTTGATATCCATAACTAAAAAACTGAGTACTACCCGAATAATCTTTAGTCACCCAATCGTTTGTTTGACTACCGAAAATACTATCAGGGGGTGATGGTGCGGTTAGAACACTTGGATTTGGGTCTTCATCATCATCATTTGGTATAAAGTTTTTAACCACATTCCATTGATAAAATGGAACTACCTGTGTTTTAACCTTGAAGTATTCAAATGAACAATCAATCGCAGTTAAAGTGGTATCTTCATTAATAATTGTTCTCTTTGGTGTTACATAATCTCTAAGTTGAGTATCTGCGGAATAAAAAATACCAAAAATACCATTTGATAAATCACCACCATTGTAATAAATATCACAACTGTTATAACTATCTTCGTCAAAACCATCAATACCTAATTCTGAATTAATTGATATTGTTTGTGCGTAATCACCATCAATTTTTAAATTTTGTCTACTAAAATATCTTAATATACCTGCCCCACCTATCATTCTTTGTATAAATGACCTGTTAGTAATACGAGTTAAAATAAAAACGTTTAACAAATCAGTTATGTCCTGAAACGTAGTACTATTCATACTTTTCATTACGTACCCATCATAATCATTTGAAAATACAATTTCTTGAGTATAAATGTCTCTAGGCCCTAAATCCATAATCGTAGTCGGGAACATTAAACTATTAACATTTCCACCAAATTGTTTACCCGTAAACCAATTAACAGGGTTTTTTCTACCAACAAATCCGTTTGTTGAACTATAAGGTGAACTTCTATAATAGAAGTTATTACTATCAGTATTAAAATATATATTATTTTTACAGAAACAGTTATATGGTTTATTTCTTAATAACGGATTATCATTTATCGGACTAGTAAACCTTCTTGAGTTTTTAAATGAAAACGCATATAACGTACCATTAATCCAATTATTTGTAAAATGGTGTGAAAATACATTTCGACAAGCCCCAAAATTAACTATCATTCTAGATTTCCATTCTGAAAGTAATTTAAAATCTAAAAATAACGAACCAAATGGTTTAGTCACCGTTAAATAACAACCACCTTGCATAATAGACTCAGGTTGAGTTCCAAAAACACCACCACCTGTTAATCCATTACCATAACAACCTTCATTATCTCTATTTCCTGTTGACGGTATTTTATCAGGTCTTAAATAATAATCAATTCTATTTTCAACACTATTATAGTGATAACAATCTAATGGTATTAAACCTTCACAACTAAATGTATTTAAAACATTAGGACAACTAAGTTCAGCATTTGCCGCCGCATTATCACCACCAGCACCAACACCATCAACAGATAACCCCCCAACTAAAGAACTCACCGACCCATCATCACCTATAATAAAAAACCCAAAATTGTTATTTGCCATCAAGGTAAAACTAAAAGCATTACCATTTTTATTATAACCATTTTCTAAGGCCGATGATGAAGGTAATCTATCTGACCTCATAACAATCTGTCTTCCAGAAGTACCTAACTTCATATTCATAAATGGTATTGTTTGTCCACCCTGTGGAACTGCATATACTGCACTATAATATAACGAAACTTCAACTAATTTTCGATATAAACACGTACTCCAATTAGACGTAGTACAAAATCCAAAACTCGCACACATTACAGTACTATTTGTTGACTCAATCCAATTTTGATACATATTATATATTAATGAAAGATTTCCACCTTCAACACTTTCATTTACAAAATATCCACTATTAGCTCTACGAAATTCTTCATTATTTGGCCCTAATAAACTACCATTATCTGATGTGTATTCTCTTCTAGAGATTGAGAAACCTTGATTCCATTCATAATCGGCAGCACCATCTTGAGCACAACCGTGATAAAGACCGTATTCTGCGGTATGTCCATTTTTTTTACTAATTTTAACACCTCTACTATTGTCAGTGTAAACCATCCCACCAAAATTTGAATCACTAACTAAAAAACCAGAACTAACACCATTAACAGTATCATTATCCAATATAGAATAATATGTATGTGCCGATGTTGAGAATCCTGTAAAACAACCCCAATTTACAGGTCTATAATTAGGGTCAGCATTTGGTGGATTATAATATTGACCTGAATTAGGTATTTCATTACCGTCATCATCATATCGTTTTGTCGCCGGGTCAATATCAACATCAACACCCTGAAATGTTTCACCCGGTTTCCACATAAACGTATTATGAAATAAACCATACCCACCATATGAATCTGAATCATTACTATTCGTAATTGTGTGTTTAGCACATTTAAAACTACCTTGGATAGGGATATTCATCCTCATATTATCAAGAGTAACAATTTGATGTCCATATGTGTTTTTACCGTATAGTCTACTTAAATCGTATGAAATAGTTGTCTTAGGTGAATTAGGGTCAACACCTCTAACCATAAACACAACTCTCTGTTTGTTACCATCCTCTAAATAACCTCTTATTGTTTTAAATCTATACCCATTACCATATACTTTACCTGAACGAATATTCTCAAATGAATACAACAAATATTGGCCAACATCTTCTTTTTGACGACTTAATCTATAATTCACCATACTAAACGTTCCATCAATAACACGACTATAAAACGAATTAGGTAAATTAGGTGATGTACCAACTTTTGTTATATATTCCGATAATGATTGATTTTCAATTACTTGAAAATATTCCAAATCCATAGGGAACTTATGATAACTTGGTTCTGAATTTCCTGTTATTATATATTGAACTGAAGTATTACCACCCCCATCAGTTCTTGCGTAACTCACATCAACAGGTATAGAATTTATTTTAGGATTACCATTATATGGTGTTCCTATTGTTGTACCTGTAATACTATTAGTACCCGCAAAATTAGCTGGATATGAATTACTAATATTAACATCACCACTAAGTTGTGGGTCAACAAATGTCAATAAATTACCAATTTTAAATGAATCTTTTTCAGACTCATCAAGTATTACCGCAATCACATTATCAGTATGATGTTTACCAATAACATTACCTGAACCATTAACAGTTATTGGTCCACCATTTAAGTGAGTATTAAATCTAACCGCAATTCTATTTACACCACCACCCGGATTGTTAGAACCATTATCAAAATATTTAGCTTTTGTGTTAAATAAATTAAATCTTTCATGCCAAGGTAAATCAGTACCTGTAGTCCCAAACCAATAATCAGCACTACTATACGGTTCAATATCAGAACGTATATCAACCGAACCACCTCTAGTGTCGTAAAAATCAGCCGTCGGAGACCTAACGAATTGTCCAGCAATAAAAGGTCTATCATCTGAAACACCCGGAGTAAAATTAATACCTTCAGCAATATTAAGAGTAGGTTCATTACTCAACCAAGGACCTATAAATGCCCCCGTGTTTAAAACATCGGAAAATGGACTATTTGAACCTTGTTCTGTGTTAAAAGAAGCCAAAGCATTTCCTGAATCCGCACCTCCATTTGTCATCACAGGTTCACACGCACATAATTCACAATCAGGATAAGTTAATGTCGGTAATTTTAATTGTGTGTTTTTACATTTTTCTTCTAAACTTTTTACCGATTCATTTAAACTATTACAAGCATTTTTTAATTTATTACAAAGGCCATCTAACCACCTGAAAGCACAATAACCACCCGGACAGGTATTTCTAATTCTACAGATACCATCTCTAATACCACAAACAACCGTCGCTAAGAATCTAAGTACCGGTAAAATAATATTACACAAAACCCAATAAAAAATATGTGCTAACACTAAGATAACATACATTAATGGGTAGAAAATATTCATTAAAAATTGGAATAATAAAAATATGATGTCCAATCTATACATCCCATCATTAGTTGGGAATTTATTGTTTGTCGATTCACAGGCGTCATCTAAAATGTTTTTAATCGCAATAATTCTATTATTCGACCCACCTTTACGATATTCACTAATTAATTGTGAAACAGTGTAGACTTTATTATATTGCATTTCATAGAATCTGTCTTGACAATTAACCGCTTCATTAACCATTTCTAACCCTAACGTAGTTAAATTTCCAGTACCTCCGGTAACACCGTAATCCGTCCAATCAAGACTGAAAGCATACGATGCTCTAGCGGCTTTAAAGTTATCATTACTTGGTGGAAGAGAAAACGAACAAGGGTTATCAGCATTCCCAAAAGACCCCGCAGTACCTACCTTACGACTTGTCAATGGGTCATTACCTGATTGTGATGTCCACCCATATTCTTTAATATTAGGGACTAAGAAATCAGCCCTCTTAACTCTAGCACCCAAATCAGTTGACTGATTCCACTTCACTTTAAACCTATATCTACCTTTTGTTGGAATACCTTTTTTAGGGTCTCTTGATATAACTTGTTCACCAAATTCATTGGTTACAACATAATCTAAGTTCATAGGAACGTCTACCATCCAAGCACCATTTTCATCAATTACTTGACCATTACTTTCCAATCTTGCAACCTCCAATACAGGTCTACCTTCATTATCAGTATTAATTGTATGTCTAATCGCTTGTATTTGACCCGGACCCGCAACTAAATTACATAACGTACCTGATTTTAATGCTGGTTTACATTTAAGTTTAAGTGATTGAGTATCTTCATTAGATATAACCGACCCCATAAAAATTGCGGTAGGTTGTATTGTAATATTTTTTTCAGCCGATAAATCGAAGTCTGTACGTGTAATACCTAATTCACATATTTCAGCTTCACCCCAAAACGGTTGAATCTCGATTGTTCTATTAATAGTGATTATTTGAGGTAATTCTCTTAAATTAGTTGATGACTTAAATTTAGTACCACTAACTTGTTGTTCAGTAGCAACACCCATTCTTATTAAGTCTTGGGGTGCTAATGAAAATTCACCAATATCTGATAAGTCAACGTTAACTACAATTGTTTGAGACCCTAATGGAACCCCAACAATCATATAATCCCCACTATCATTAGTAACTGCGTTGAACTTATAATACTTATCGTAAATCTCAATCTTAGTTGGGTTAGTTAAAACCTCATTACGTGTGAAAAATGAACCTGTTGGTATGTGATTACTGTAAGACGGGTCTTGAGGTAATAAGTTATAGATGTACCCATCCCCATTTGTTTGAGATAAATTCTTAAATGGGTATAAATCAGCAATTATCGGATTATTTACCTCATCTTCGTCAGTTAAGGGAATAAATACAGATACTTTAGCGTTTGGGATACCAAATCCGTTGTTAATACTTACACGACCGACTAACACTCCGTAGTCTGAACATCGTCTTGTATAAACGTCACTCTGAAATAATTTTAATGATAGAATTTCAAGTGATTCAAAATCTTGGTCGAGCTGAACTCTAATAGATTTGTCAACACCTGGTGTTGTTCTAATCCTATATGAATTTGACATTTTTTTACTTTTAAAATAAATAGTTTATATACTATTTTTAAAAGATAAATGATTATTTTTCAAAATAAATCATCAACTAAAATTAGTCGAAGATAGATTTTTAACTCTCACATTAATGTCTGAATTAGGGAAACGAATTTGATACGTTTGACTAGGTTCGGCAAATATAGTATCGTCAATTAATTCAATCTCCTTAGTATCATTATCAACATACCTTTGTGATGTTTGAGACGATGAATATTGACCACCAACTTTATTATAAACTTTTATATCCGCAACACTGATAACACCGTTTTGTGATTGGACTATTCTACGTACCTCAGATACATTAACATTCTCCCCCATTTGTCTATTACCAGGTTCAAAGAAATCAGATATTGAGTTAATGATTTGTGTTATTGATGAACCTTGGTTCTGTGAACTATCTAATACAACATCAATATTAACACTTAAATCAATAACATTAGCAACCTGTACTGATATATAATCGTTCATCATACGATAATTAGAAAGATAATTAGCAACATTGTTTTTCAATGTGTCAGAAACTATCTCAGTTAATTTACCATTCTCATCATATGATAACATTTTTATAATGATTTTATTATTTTCTTCCGTAATCGCAACCTTAGCAGGAGCTCCAAATTGAGACGGCATTGTTCTTATTAATGAATCGTAATCATTAACCGTAACCGCTCTGTTTTGTGCTGAGAAGTTAAACGCAACTAAATTCCTAACCTCTTCAATTGTTGGGAAATCCGCACCTCCGATTGCCGCAGTTACGTTATTACAACTAAGGGTATTAACAACAGTTGAATTTATTGATTCTGAAGGTCCATTAACAAAAAATGAAACAGTACCAATTTGGTTAATAACATTAACACCTAAATTACTAATCTGTCCACCACCTATTCTGTATTGAACAAATAAAGTTGTATTAGACTTCAATGAACTACCTAAAGCAAAGTTATTTGAATATTTGTATAAATCCAATTTATATCCATTTCTTGCAAATTCTCTTAACTGTTCGTCCGCAGATTGACTACCACCCCCAAATGTCATTTTAAAATAACCTTCAGGTGTATATTCACTTATAAATTTGTCTGTTACCGAAACATATCTACCCACTTTAATACCAGGACTATCAGAGACCTTAGTTGGGTCTTCAACAAAGACTCTATCCTCAGCCAAGGCTTTAACCTCATACCATCTATTATCCAACCCTAAAAATTCTTGAGTTGATGGTGTATTACCATATTGTGTACCATCTTTTAATAGAACACTTGTAACTCCAAGTACATTTTTTTCAGGTAAAAATAACTCAAAAAATGGTTTAACGTCGTTTGGTGTTATTACTTTTTTATAGACTTTAGTAACACCATTAACCACCGTTTCTCTTTTAACTATAGTATAATTGATTAATGTGTTATTAGCATCAAAATTAGGTATTTTTAACCTATTTGGGAATCCATCACCACTAATAGGTGATGAGAAATCAATATCGTAAACAGTTTCAAATGTTTGACCCGCACCATTGATTTGAGACCCTCGTCTTAATATACCACAATATCTTAAATCTTCTTTATCCCCAAAAGCGGGAACAACAATTGAAAAATCCACTAAACATACTGACGGTCTTTGTCCCGGTACTTTCAAACCGTAAGTTCTCGCGATATTATAAATTGATGACCTTTGTTGTGCGTATTGTAATACCGTTTCCTGAACACTTCTATCAATATTAAAATGTAAGTTATCAGTAACCGCCGCGTTCAAATCTAAGAATACAGAAAATATTGCAGCGTCATTTACGTTCTCAATTAAATCAGGATAGTAAGCTCTTGTAAAATTAATTAATTCAGTTCTTATAGACTGAAAATCCCTAGTAGTATACGAAATCTTTTTATTAGCCATATTATAAATTTATAATAACAAAATCACTTGAGCTAAACGCATCGTCATTTAACAAGTAATCAATTTTAATTTTTGCAGTGTGTTCTTTTGTACCAATACC